GTGATGCCAGTAGCGTGACTGTGAGTAGGATTCTAACCATGACACAAACACTCCCGATGCTAGGCCAAAGCCGTAAAAGAAAAGATACAGCGACAAATCTTCAATCATTCCTTCTCTCCCAGATAAGCGGCGCGGGCGGCGCGGAGGTCGCCAAGACGCATCAACACAGTTGACGTAAAGTCATCAGCGTAACGCTTGTCGTCAGCCATGATGGAAAAGTCACGCTGTAGCATTTCGTCAAACGGTTTCAGCGCCGCCATAAGTTCCTCAATCGCGTCGGCGGCTTTCCGATATTCTTTTAGCCATTCGGTGAAGTTTTGTTCTAGGTGTTCTATCTCGGCTTCCAGTTCCGCAACCCGTGCCCGTAGCTGGTCGTTCACATGCAGCGAGACCTGTAGTTCGGCCTCTAGGTCGGTGATGGCGTCGGCGCATGAGTTCGCAACTTGCGTATCAAAAAAGCGCAGCCGTGCGATTAGGTCGGTGTAGTCAGTCATGTCTTATCCTTTTCATCACGCGGCCAAAGTCCGGTGGTATGTCCGTGCATTCCATTTTCACCGCTTTGCGGCGGATCTCGCAGAGCGCTGACGTGACTTGGTGAGGTGTCTTGCCTAGCTGGTTTGCTACCTGCACATGGTTAAGACCTTCTTTTATTAGCCGGATTACTTCAGACTCGAAGAAAGAAAATCCGTTATCCGATTTAGTATTATATACGACGATCTTACGCTCCAAAGGCTCCAGCGACGACGGGTCGGCCAGACCTTTTTTGTGCGCGTAAAGCACCGTCGTATGATCGCGCTTAACGTAACGACCAACGCCAGCGTATGACGCATTCGGGATCTCTTCCATGCAGCGGAATATAAATTCGCGCCGCGCCTGCGTTATGTGCGCCAGTCGAGATACGCCAAGGATCGATTTGTAAGGCACCTTATGCTTGCGTGCGACTTCGCCTAAGATCATCCGGTATGTCGTCGGCATCCCGCTAGTCGGTGTGTATTCAGCATTGACCGCTGCTTCTAGCGCCATGCGCTGCTGTGGGGTCAGTTCAGGCTCAGACTCCAGCATACGCAACGCCCGCGTCGCCACGCGAAGCCGATGCTTACGCGCTGCGTCAGTCTGCGATGGTGGTTTGCGTTTCGGGCCGTCGTAGCCCGCATACGGGAACAGATACGCCATTCTTTCGCTCCGCTATTTCTTTCATTTTCTTGATTAGTTCGCTCTTATCGACGCCTAATTTTGGGCGACCGATGCGGTCCCATGATTTTGTCGTCTTAGCTTTTCGCCATTTAGACATTTTAAGCCCCTCATAAAAAAGGGCGGCGCAGCTCCCCTACGCCGCCCTCCTATTATCAGCCGCGACGACGACGGCCAGTGTCACCAGCGGAGCCATCGACCGATTCAGCCGGCGCACCGTCGAGCGAGATCCAGTCGATCACATCAAACACCGGGGTGTAGACGCGACCGTAGGATTTGTGCTGATAATATTCCGAGCCGAGTTTCACGACGGCCACTGGCGCGTCCTGATTCTTCTCGACCTGATCGGCAACCTTCATGGCAAGCTGGTGCATAGCGCGCTTACCGCCAACGGACGTGACCGTATAGCGCGCTTCCGTGCCAGCATCCTCACCATCAAGGCACTTGACGCTCATGCCAACCTGCGGCTCCCAACCACGCTTAGCGCCAGGCGGTGCCACGTCCAGTTCGGGAAGCGGCTCCGTGATGGACACCATCTTCTCGCCAAGCACTTCGCCTTCGCCCCACGCAATGAAACCGTGAACGAACGAGAACGGATTGACCGCCCAGCGTCCATCTTTGTCGATCTCAGTCTGATCCGCACCGTAAACCCAATGGCCGGTCTTATCCATTTTCAGGATGACCGAACCAACTGAAGCCTCAGTATCGAGTTTACGCAGCGACTCAGCCAGAGACGCAGCGGTGGGGAGATTGGCGTTGCCGAACTTCACAATATTAGACATTACTTGACCTCAAGTTTAGAGAAGGCAGAACGAATGTCCTTGCCTATCGTAAGCACCGCCGGTCGGGGATCGCTCTCCGGCGCGATGGTGTTACCTGTTGAAACCGCGACGACCAGATCTTTTGGTATAGCTAGTCCATGTTTCTTAGCTACCTTCTCAATCTGCGCTGGCGAGCGCAACGTCGTCTCGATTAATTCCGAATTATCCAGTCCCATTTGCTCAAGAGCTTCTCGCGCTCCTTCAGCATCAACCCATTGACGAGTGGCGCGCTTGGGGACGAGCTTCCATCCCGGCACAGGTGCGTTGTTTTCCAGCATCGTCTGGGCCAATTCACGGACGCTTTTAGCCCATTCTTCCGCAAGGATCGCAAACGCCAGAGCATTACCGACTTTCTCCACGTCAATAGCTTTAACTTTGGTCGCAACAGCGCGCTCAAGCTGACCTGTAAGCAGAGGGCAGACAGGTTTAGCTGCGCACCAACGACAATGATCTCCAGCAGCATATGGCGCGTTAGGCTTAAATGACGCCTGCACAGCATCATACAGCGTGCGCTCGAACGCCTTGATGCGACCGGGGGTTGTAAGCCAACGCTTTACATACGGCGGCTGCACGATGATGAGTTCGATCTCATCAACGCCTTCAAATACCCAGCGCAGCGCTTCCGTTCGCATACCGGCGGCGGCGTAGAACATAAGCTGTTCATTTTCTTCGGCGTCTACCGCAACGCCATCCCCGAACTTCCAGTCGAGGACTATCGCACGATTGCGAATACGGCCAGCGAGATCGCAAGAACCGTAAACTCCGGCAAGAAAGTCGTTAAAATGGACATTCACCTCCGTGGCAAACTCAAGCTCCGCATTAGGGTCGATCTCGTTCAATGAGTCAAGCGCTAGGATTAGCTTCTCATTGTCAGGATAATCTTCAACGCTGCCGCCATGCGACAAGATCATGTGCATGGCGTCATGCAGACGCGAGCCTTCTTCGGCATATTTAGAGCTTGGCTTTTCAGGGACTGTGTTAACAAGCGCCCGCGAACCGGGGCAGTTAATCAAGCGCTTAGCGGTCGAACCGCCGACGATGTTGCTGTGTGACATTACCATACCTTTCGATGATTCGACACTAGACAATCTGTTATGGATGTGTCAAGAACTTTTTTATGCTTGAGAAAGACATTGAAAAGTATCTTGTGAAATGCGTCGCGCAAGCTGGCGGCAAGGCTTACAAATTCGTGTCGCCATCCAATCGCGGCGTGTCTGATCGGATCGTTTGCTTACCGGACGGCACTACGCATTTCATAGAGTTAAAGCGTCCCGGCGGTAAAATATCGCCACTACAAGCGATGTTTGCGCGTGACATGGATCAGCTCAATCAGAACTACGAAGTTCTATGGTCTAAGGAAGAAATTGACCGATGGATCTCAGACCATACCAGCATATTGCCGCAGATTTCCTCTTCAGCCGCGACCGGGCCATGATCCTTGCGCCAGTCGGCGCGGGCAAGACAGCGATCACGTTGACGGCGATGGCCGACATGACCAGCAAAGGTCATTGCGACCGCTGGCTCGTGTTAGCGCCCAAGCGCGTCTGCACTGACGTGTGGCCTGTCGAGCGTCCTAAATGGGCCGAGCATTTACGCATGAGCGTCGCAGTCGGCACGCCGGCGCAACGTAAGGCAGCGTTCGCGGCTGATGTCGATATAGTCGTCACCAACTATGACAACATCCCGTCGATTGATCCCAAAGACTTTGACGGTATCGTCTTCGACGAGCTGACGCGGCTGAAGAACCCGTCCGGCAAACGCTTCAAGCACCTGCTTAAGATCCTTGACAAGTTCAAGATCCGCTGGGGTCTGACCGGCTCGTTTACATCGAACGGTCTGGAAGACGTGTTCGGCCAGTGCAAGGTCGTCGATCAGACGCTGCTAGGCCGCAGCAAAGGCGCGTTTCTGCAACAGTATTTCTACTGCGTGAACCGCGACTACGGCCAATGGGAACCGCTGCCGCAGGCGCTCCCAAAGGTCATGGAGGCGATCAAACCGGCGACTTATGTGCTGGAACCTGGCGAGTATAAGGACAAGTTGCCGCCGCTCAACATCGTCGAGATCCGGTGCGATCTTGAGGATCGCGGGCCTTACGAGAACATGAAGAAGGATTATGTGCATGAAGAGATCACGGCTCCGACAGCGGCTGCTGTCACAAACAAACTTCAGCAGCTTACCTCCGGCTTCGCTTATGATAGTCAAGGCCATGCTCAGTGGTTTGGACGCCAGAAGTTTGAATCTCTCCGAGACATCCTCGACGAAAACCAGCGCGACAACACTATCATCGTCTACAATTACAAAGAAGAGTTAGCCGAGCTTCAGCGCAGCTTCAACGTCACGACGATTGACGCGCCGGACGCCATTGAGCGCTGGAACGCCGGCAAGATCGAACTGCTGGCGATCCACCCTAAGAGCGCCGGCCATGGGTTGAACCTTCAGTTTGGCGGCAATAAGATCGTGTTCCTCTCGCTGCCGTGGTCGCTGGAGCTGTTCGAGCAGACGGTAGGCCGGCTGCATCGCAGCGGCCAGACGCGCGAAGTCTGGTGTTATCTCATCATGTGTAATAAAACTATTGACGAACGTATCCTGTCTAGCCTACAAGACAAGAAATCTTTAGCGGAAATCGCCCTTGCAGAACTTAACATGGAAAACCCTTAACGATCAGCTTGCTGATCTTACCGAGACAGAAGTGAAAGATCTTCTGGAGGATGAGATGCGTCACGCCCGGCGCTCTACGATCCTAGTGCGGCTGCATCAGCGCTTCACAGTGCTGAGAATGTTGCGAGAAAGGGCGGCCATTATGGAGATGATAGATGAATCCTCAAGAACTACTGCTGCAAGCCGCTAACATCATCGACCAGCGCGGTGAGGGCTACGGCGGTATAGAGAACAATTTCCAGCTTGCGGCGGATCTGGCGACGCTGCGAATTGGGCGTGATTTTCACCCCTACGAGATCGCCATTATCCTTGCTTGCGTCAAGAACGCCCGCGCGTTCAACTCACCGGCGCACCAGGATAGCCATGTTGACGCTGTGAACTATGAACTGTTCGCGGCGACGTTTGCGGATGATTACGCCATGTCGCGCCAGCAGGTCCAGTATAAGACGCGCGCTAACCTAAAGCCGGCACGTTCGGCGAAGCTGACCGTAATCGACGACAAGCCGAGCGACAGCGCTGTCGTTGGGGAGAGCGCGTAATTCTTTAGCCGCTTTGGTTTGGAGTTCGGCTGAATAGTCGACCAGCGGGGGACACCTGCTGGTCGACTGACACCCACTAAAACTTGCCAGCATCAAGATCAGCGGCAGTTTCATCTTTGGTTTTAGGTTCTGCAACCTGACCCTTTCAATCATTCGGCTTGGTGCCGCCGGTCACGTTCCAGTCTTTAGCGGCGACAAGACCAAGCGCGACGAGCGCGTTCTGAAGATCGGACCAGTTCACGTCCTTGGTCTGCCAAGCATGGAACAGCACCGACAGAAGCGTCAGAATACCGGGGATCGTGGTCATCCAGTTAACTAACATTTTTGTCTCCTTTAGTTACATGGCCGCGACGTGCTATCACGGGCGATACATTCATAATACTTAAGGTCGGCGCACCCGCTCAGCGCGAGCATAAGCCCCGCACAGCAGCATAAACGTCGTTTATCCGGTTTGACCAACCACGACCAAAGGTAGCCCATGTCGGTAATCCTTTTAAGAAGCCCAGCCGCATGTCTGTCAGTCTGACACCAAGATAGGCTTTAGCGGCGGCGATTGTCTTGGGGCCGATCTGGCCGTCTTGCGTGACGCCGACCAGTGACTGAAGATATTTCGAAGCCCGACTCACTCCTGAGTTAACGGCAAAATCGAACACAGCCATGTCAAGCCCATCCGGCAGATCATCGCCACGGATCTTATCCCAATACTCTTGTTTGTAGATCGCCGCGACTTCTGAGTCAGCGATCTGGAATACGTCCTTCTGGCTAAGCCCGTGCTTCGCCCGCCACGCATTATAGGTGTTCTGCGTGACGCCGTAAGCCGTGCGGCCACCAGGATCACGCGGGTCATCGACCTTGCCGCCCTCGTAACGCAACGTCGCCTTCAGCGCGGCGTCATAATTCTCTTTCATCGGTCAGCCTTTGTGCTGAGAAGATCACGGATGCGGTCGAGCCGCTCAAACACTTGGTTCAAGGTCGAGTTAAACTCTTCGCGAGTGATATAGCGCCCGGCGACCAGCACCTCGATGTTGCCGACCTTTTCGGCCAGCTCTTTGTCGGCTTCCTGTAGATCCTTCACAGCCGCCCAAACGGTGTTGAGCGTCCAGCCGCCCAGCACACCGATGACGCCGATGGCCACATCAAAGAGAACTTGATATTCGACCATCATTGCCTCGACATTGCGTTTCGATTTTGACCACGGCTAAGAACATTGACCGCGCCTACGACAGCCGGCACTTTAGATTCGGCGGACGGTGGCGTAGTTTTGACGCGGGGTTTGGTAGTCCCTTGCTCCAATATGGTCAGCACACGTTCTGGGTTTTCGTATAAGTCGCGCGCAAGCCGCGCAGACACCCGCGCGTTCTGACGTTTCTGGAGAAACCGCTGCGTCGCGTGAATGAGATTGTATGGGTATGACAGCGGGTTATACCACTGGAACGCAACTTCTTCGGCTGCTTTTTCACCTAAGTTAGCGGGAGCTTTAGCTGATAGGCGTTCCATCTGCTTCATGCGCGCCAGATCGTCGATAGCCAACTTGATGTCATTCTTTTGAGCGGCGCTATAGCCACTAATATCCGCGCGCAACTGTGCATCGGTGCTAGGCGCGGTTTTGGAGACTTCTTTAAGTTGAAGCTGATCTTCAGCCAAAGCGCGCAGAGCGTCGTATTGCTCCTTGCCGACTGCGCCAATAATGGCGCGACGCTGATCGGATAGCTTTTTAAGCGCGGCTTTAGGTTCGCCAGCCGTGACATTTTCTAGCACACGATCTGATACTTCTTTGGCCAGCGCTTCTAACGCTTCAGGCGATTTGCGCAAACGCTCTTTAAGAAAACTCATCTCTTGCGATGATTTCTCAGCTCTATCTACAAGAGCGCGCCAATCAGTCTCTTTAAGCGCTTTCGCTTGTTCGGTGAGTTTTGCAATACCAGTTTGCATTCTAGTAGCGCTGCGCTGAACTTGACTAATGATGTCGTTAACATCGGAGCCTATTACATCTAAAGGCTCCCGATATTTTTCGACAAAAGACGCTAGGGCTTTTGGGTCGACTATGCCATCCGTAACGGCTTCTTTGCGCGCCATGGCCAGAATCGCATCATTTACATCCGACATGACCGCCGGATTATCGCCGAAAGTTGTCGCAAATTGCCGTGCGTTGCGGCCATCGGATAAGAATTTGGCGACCGTTGTGTCTGGAGGCAGAACGGTTTCGTTTTTAATATTTGTCCGAAATAAATCGCCAGACACGCCCGTTCGATAAGGTTTTACGATCTTATCAACAAAAGCCTTATTAGCGTCTTTCCAAGCCGTCCGCGCTTCTTGAGGTATGGTTTCACTGGATTCGACAATATCAGTCAGTCTCTTTTTGAGCTGAAGCAAATGCGCTTTGCGCGTATTGGCCTTAACGTCATTAGGAGAAGCCCTAAAAACTGAGGATAATTCAGCGTTTATGGCCTTGTTAAGTTTGCCGATTGAGCGAAACGACGCCATGACCGGAGCGGCTTCAGTTGGTTCAGCGTAATACCCCGCGCCTTCACCTAAAGAAACCCAATCGCCTTTTGCTTGCGGACGCTGTTTAGCTATGTATTCCGCCAAAGATCCCGGCACGGTAGCAGGCGAAAATTCCGCCGTTGGATCTGCAAGAATGTTTTCAGCCTGCTTTACGACAGGCGCTATATTTTCTTTTGCTCGCCCCCATTTGCCGGCAAAAGGTTTCTTAAAAATATCCTCCATTTCCTGACTGGCGAGCTTTTCACCTTCTTTTGCCGCCGCTTGGATAGAAACGCCGCGTTCATAAAGATCTGTTGACGGCAAATACCGCTGAAGCGCGCCAAGTTCAGATTCAAGCGCTTTACGTTCTTCAGCCAGATTGCGCAAAGGCACGTCGCGGATAATGCGCGGATTTGCCAATTCTTCCGGTGATAGCGCGCCAGCGCGCTCTTGGATTGTAGCGTCCACTCGCGCCAACTGGTCGCGGATAGCCGCAGCCTGCTGCTGCGGGCGCTCAAGAATAGCGCGACCAGCCGGCGTCTCAACGCCGCCGTAGCTCTTTTCAAGCGCGGCAAGACCCGGCAGTTCTACACCGCCAGCCGCTGTCGCTTCCGCCAAAGACGGCGCAGGCATACCAGGTGTGCGCGGGATCTGAACGCCTTGCTCATAAGCAGCGCGAATATCCGCCGGTGCGACTGGCCCTGTAAGCGCGGCAAGCCGGTTCTGAATCGCCGCTTCGTCGCTAGAAATCGGCAGAACGCGCCCGATCATGTTACGCGCGCCGGCTTGCGCTGCTTCTGCGCTTGTGCCAATAGCGCGTCCGGCGACTCGCGCCGCCGTGCTACCAAGCGCCGGCAGCGTCGAAACATCCATAGCAAAGCGTGAGGGCTCAGTAACAGCGGTCATATACGCTGCCTGCGGAGAGCCATACGCGCGAGCATAATCGGCTAAGACATTAGCCGGAAGTGACCGTAGCTGTTCTCTCGCAGCGACATCACCCATAGCGGCTTGGCCAGCCATAAGAGGCAGACCAACAACGCCTTTTGCCATTTCTACGGCGGGTTTCATGGGCTCGCGGGCGATATTCATGCCGGCAATAGCCGCGCCGCCGCCTAATAGCGTGCCAATGTCAAGGAGGTTGCTAACCGCTTCTTCACCTGTCTTGGGCGCAGTTCCGAAGAATGGTTTCTCAAATACCGGCGAAACAGCTTTCCGTTCAGGAACGCCGCCGTATTGAGAAATTATGTCGGAGTAATCGCCAGCCGGTGCGCCGCCGTATTGCGAGATAATGTCTGAATAGTCGGCCATTAACGACCTCCCCGCGCCGCAATAGCTGCGCGAACTTTATCCGCAACACTCGCAGGGAACTTATGCGGCCCCTGACCGGGGATGTCTATAGTGACCATCTCTTCGCCGCCGGCTTTGCCACGTGTAGCCGCCGCGCCTTCAGGCGTCGCCACGCCGCGCAGTCGGCTTAACTGCGGCGCTTCTTTATACGGCACGCCCGCACGACGCGAGAGCATACGCACGGCTTCATCGAATTTAGCTAGACGATCACCGACTGGAACTGCCGTGTCGTCAAGACCGCCAATAGCTTCCATGACAAATTTACGATCTTCGTCAGTAAAGCTCTTGCCGCCAAGACTGCCGCCAACTTTATCCAAAAGAGCGTTTTTCTGCGATGAACTGAGACGCGCTTCGCCGCGTGTTCCTTCCGTAGACACGCCAAAAGCCCGCGCAAGACCGTAAAGAACCTGCGTAGGCCGACCGCCACCAACGGATTCCATTAACTGCGCAGGACGCGATGCACCCGTTTCCGGGTTATATTCGATAGCGTCAAGGAATTTGAGCGCCGATTTTTGTCCGGCAGCTTCTTCCGTGCCTATCGGAGCAGGAGTAAACGATTTTAATGGCTCTCGAATGCCAGATTCTTGAGCCTTGGTTGCTCCACCACCGCCAGCCCAGCGAATAAGATCACCCGCCGTTTTAGCCTTGGCAAAAACTTCAGGGTTAGCTTTAATCGCTTTAGGCGATAATAGTTCCGACACTGGCGTATCTGGTGACGCGCCAAGCACGTCAAGCGCGCCATCAGCACCAAGAAAATGCGCTAGGTAGGTATTGCCTTTAGATGGCTGAAAGCCTGCATCACGCAACTTCTGTTGATTAGCCGCCGTAAACGCCTGAAGCATAGGCTCTTCAACTGGCACGCCATCAATCATAGTGCCGCGCTGCGCCAGAATTGCTTCTTTTGACATACCTTTAGCGCGATCAGGAAAAGTCTTGCGATAAGTGTCGACAAACGTGCTGTCGATGAACTGACCTATGCCTTGCGCCGAAGAACGCGGATTTTTGCCTGT